TTTAATGGGATCAATAAAGACGGTTGGACCCAGCTGGGAACCCTTCTAAATAAAGCAAACCTTCTCTCAGATACGGTGATCTCCACGCTGGGCCTTTCTACGGGAGCTAATTCAACTCCCAACGATGCTTTCAATGTGCTTGCAAACATCGGCAACGTCCATGTGTGGAGAAAAACAACGATTACGGAGGAGGAGATTCCTGCCGGATATAAATTGGTGGATGACAATACCGACAGGACATTAGACGGTGTATCCAATGCACTCATCGACTTAGGAAATACGAACCAATCTACTGCACGCATCAGTTGTACAGACTCTATAACTGTAAATGATGCCGGGACTGTTTCACTCAACAGCCCAACGACATATTATAGAGCAAACGATGCGTTAGATGCTGCATCATGGCTGAGAGGGAAGTATGTAAATCTATATTATATAAATGACTTTGGGAATTGGTTTGGCCCTCCGGCCTTAGACCAAAATAAAACATATTATGTACCTAATGATGCGCAAATTAGTGTTAACTCGGCGATCATCATTGTGGATAAGTTACAGCGTGTTGACGCTTACCCCCTCACTTCCGCCGGCACCCACGTCACCTACCTAACCTCCGTCAACCGTGATGCTTACCAGGAGGGAGATGATGCGAAAGAGGCGGGGTATGTGTTGGGGGATATGGTGAGTGGATACCTGTTTGCATCGGCGTGGACTGGTAATGCGTCCAATTATTATTACTCCGAGACAATTAAAGTTTCCGATACTGGGACATTGACACAGGAAAATGTAAAAAGTTATACCGCAAATGCTACTAATGATAGCTGGGTTAGTAATATTCAAAGTGCTATTAGAGGTAAATTTATTACTGTGAGTGGCGAAAAAGATAATGGTGGTAGTGAAGGAACTAACCTTGTCTATATCCCCGATGATGCCATTGTTAGTTACTTTGAAAACGGAGTCTCTCTCGGTTATCCATATAATTATGGATTTCTTGTCAATAAAATGCAACAGGTCACCGGCTATCCCGCTATCCCCGCAGGCACCACCATTGAGTACCTTGGGGTGTTGGGAGAGTTTGGAGGAGCCTCTTTGGGACACATCAAATACGGTTCATACGTTGGCACAGGGACAGGAACCGTGACAATTCCGTTTAAAAATAAGCCGCTGATTGGGTTTTTGAACGCCGACGTCACAATGTTCACTGATACAAATTGGGTTGTGCCGACTGGAAGCAGCGGAATTTCAAATTATGTGGGGAGTGCAACCTGGTCTGGAGGGAAGTTGACCCTATCCAAAGGTAGTTATTCTCAATTCCCGAATTCCTCTGGTGAAACTTATAAGTATGTTGCATTTTTGGAGGGAGAGTGAGCACAAATGTACTATATCAACTCAAGTCCGAACGATACTGGCAACCACGGCAACCCCATGGGACAACCTTTTCCAAACTGTGTGACCCTCCCCGGCGATCTCCTGAGCCCCTATCTTGCGGCAAAGGGGTTTGTGACCTTGACCGTGGAAAACGGCGCTGTGACAAGCCTGGAGACCAACCAGGAGGCGCTGGACGCCTATGAAGCAGACCACCCCGACCTCCCGCCGGAAGAGCCGGAGGAGCCTGTCACCTGGGGCGCCATGGCGGAAGCAATTCGAGAAGGAGTGAATGACGTTGACTGAAAAAGAGTTTGTTTTGGATACCCTGCGCCGGGCAGGAAAGTCTGCTGCGGTCAATCTGCAAGCAGAATCCCCCTCCATGACCGGCACGGAACTCTGTGCTGCGGAGGAGTATATTCCAGACTTCCAGGCGGCCAGGGCTGCCAAAAACATGCTGGAGCGCAAGGCAGGCCAGAAAGATGGCTTTGTCTGCCGGTCCAGCGCCGGGCGGGTGGTTCGTCTCCTCCAGGTCTACGACAGCGAAATCTATTCCCAGGAGCCGGAGGATCTGCCCGCCCAGTGGGGATTTGTCTGGTCCACTGACCCGGACAAGGCGCTTCCCTTCCTCTCCCTCTCCACTTCCCCCTACGCAAAAGGGGACTGCTGCACCGCAGGCGGCAAAACCTGGCGCAGCAAGATTGACACCAACACCTGGTCCCCGGAGACGAATCCGGAGTTTTGGGAGGAAGTAAAAAAATAAAATGCTGCCCCACGGGTGGGACAGCAAAAATTGACAATCTGCGGCGCGGCATGGTATGATGATTCTGCCTCGAAAGAGGTCAGAAAGAGGCGCTGTTACATAGATGGCGGTTAGCCACTCCCTGAGAAGGGGGGTGATGCTTGGATGGGAAACTTTCTCTGGAAGTTTTTTGTATGCTTGGCCTTCGCGGCCTACATACTCTCCATAAAAGCGTGCTGACCGCTTGGCTGGTACCCAAACGGTCAGCGAATAACTGATCTTCTAATGGGCTAACCGCAGTAACAGCGCCCTTTCTGTTTTTCATTATACCATCTTGCCCCGGTTTGTCAAGAGAACAGGCCGGGGCTTTGCCGTGCCTGCAACGAACAGGAGAAATAGATATGGAGCAGCTTTTCACACTGGCGGGCATTGCCTTGGGGTCCAGCGGCTTATCCGCGATTGTCGTTGCGATCCTAAACCACCACTGGTCAAAGAAAAAGAATTCGTCCGGGAAACTGGATGCGCTTGTGGAAGCGCAAAAGGTATTGATGATCGACCGCGTTAGATATCTCGGCTCCTCATACATTCACGAAGGAGAAATCTCTTTAGAGGACAAGGAAAACCTCACTGAAATGTACCAAGCGTACAAATCACTTGGAGGAAACGGGCATCTATCAACAATCATGTCAGAAGTTGAGAGACTTCATATTGTGGAGAGGAGGTGAAGGGAATGAGTGAGAAATGGAAAGCCTGGTGGAAAGCAGCGGGAATGAGAGCATTTGGAATTTACTAAGGAAAAGCAATAATTCGGAGGCCCTATGAAAGAATGTATTCTCGCGGAGCATGAAGTTTGGGCCGATGTACCTGGATATGCTGGACTTTACGAAGTAAGCAACTTCGGGCGCATAAGGAGCCTAACGCGAACCACAACACAAAGAAATAACGGAAAGTATCGCGTCCACACCTATTCCGGGAAAATCCTGTCTCTTTCCGAGGACGAAAATGGGTACTTGCGGGCCCACGTATCAAAAAACGGGAAGGACGAGACAATGCTGATGCACCGAATTGTCGCATCCGTTTTCTGCGAGCCAAAACCCGGATGCGACATTGTGAATCATTTGGATTGCAACCCGAGCAACAACAGGGCGGATAACTTGGAATGGACTACCTATAAAGGGAATATGCAATATGCGTCCTCTTTGGGGAGGATGCAGTATAACGTAAAAAACTTAAAAAAGGCACAAGAATCCAAAAAGATACCAGTGGTTGCTATCAAAGACGGTGACAGGAAAGTTTACCCCTCTTCGTCGGATGCAGCAAGAGAACTGGGGCTTTGCTCTGGCGGCCACATTGCCGCTGCCTGTAGAAAGGAATACGGGTACAAAACTGTTGGTGGGTATGAGTGGGAATATGCGGATCCCGCGCTACAAGGGAAACAGAAGGCTCAAAGGGAACCCATCCCAATGGAAGCGCGAATAGAACTGCTGCGAAAAAGGATGAGGGGAAACACAATTATGTTGGGTAGGAAACTTTCCGAGGAAACAAAGAAAAAGCTATCCAAAATAAATGCAAGGCCCGTTATCCAACTTTCTAAAGGCGGGGACGTGATAAATGAATTTCCTTCTGCGTCGGTCGCAAAATGTATTACAGGAATTTCCCATATTGATGATTGCGCCTCTGGAAAGCGAAAAAGCGCAGGGGGATTTTATTGGAAATGGAAAGGAGGTGTTTGATTGAAGATATTCACAAAGGAGTTCATTCGCGCAGCCTTAATTCGCGCCCTAAAAACGCTCTGCCAGACCGCCGTAGGCTGCATTGGAGCCGCTGTGGTGCTGGGAGATGTCAACTGGCCCATGGTGGCCTCTGCGGCTGTCCTGGCGGCTGTGGTGAGCCTTCTGACCAGTGTGGCGGGCCTGCCGGAAGTTGAGAAAGAAACTGCAAACAAAAACTAAAGACAAAGAAGGAGAATTATTATGGCAAATCGTTTTTATCAGAATCGCATGGCAATTAAGGCGATCAGCGAGAAAGAGGGCGTGGACGTAGATATCGCCTCTCGCATGTATGCGCAGCAGCAGGGCTGGACCGGCTGGGAAAAGGAAATGAACGAGTGGAATGATATCCAGCGTTCCTACATGAAGTCTAAGACAAAGACCTTGGCGGATCTTTTTAAGTAAAAGGGGGATTCCTATGGAAGAAAAGAATGCTCCTCTGTCTGTTGTACATCCAGAAGATGATATTCCAGAATCTATGCTGGACGAGATGACCAACGGAAAAGGGGAAGATAAAGATGAGTAACAGCCCTCTTGTGACCTACACCAAACTATCCCCCAACCATTCCGGCCGGCGCAACCACGTGATTGACACCGTTTCCATTCACTGCATGGCAGGCAATGCCAGCGTGGAGACTTGCGGGGCCTTGTTTGCCGACCCGACCCGCAAGGCCAGCAGCAATTATGGGATTGGAAGCGACGGACGGATTGCCCTGTATGTGGACGAGGCAAACCGGTCCTGGTGTACCTCCAATGCCGCCAACGATCATCGGGCCATTACCATTGAGGTGGCCAACAATGGCGGGGCGCCGGATTGGCCGGTATCAGACAAAGCCTATTCCGCGCTGCTGAACCTGCTGACGGACATCTGCCGGCGAAATGGCATCAAGAAATTGCTATGGAGAGGGGATAAATCCCTGATCGGCCAGGTGGACAAGCAGAATATGACGGTTCACCGGTGGTTTGCTGCCAAGGCATGCCTCCCTACTGACAGCGAAGTGCTTACGCGCAATGGGTGGGTAAAACTTTCGGATGTTGATGTTGGCGATGAAATTGCTTGCGCCGATTTGGAAAATCTTCGGATTACGTTTGAGGAAATCTATGATAAAGTGGATGATCGGACGCAAGACACTTACACCAACAATGGACTGACCGCAACTAAGGATCATCGCATGGTTTACTGTAAGCAAAGCAGCAAAGGAATTTATCGGGTAGAACAATATAAAAACCTGCTGCGAAGTGGAAGCCAGATTTATATTCCTTTAGCTGGCTATCGTTGCG